CTGCTGTAGACCACGACCGCCCAGCAATCCTCGAGCGCGTCCTGAATCCGCCCTGGCGTCGTTTTCCATCGTGTGACCAGCGGCCGATCCGTATGCGCCGCGAGCGTGGTCTGCACGTCCTCCAGCCAGGTGTCGACGTCGAACCCGTGCAAGCCGCAGTAGACCGCCGAGTTCGGGCAAATCAGCACATGACGGCCCGTGCGTTGCCACGGCTGAATCTCGCGG